TAAAAAAATGGAGAGCAATAACAGCAGCTGAAACAGTTCAAGCTGGTGCTCAACTTTTAGTAAATACAAATGGTGGAGCAGTTACAGTAACATTACCAGCTTCTCCAAGTGCAGGTGATGAAGTTTCATTTATAGATCAAGGATACGATTTTAATACTAACGCATTGACTGTTGGTAGAAATAGTTCAAATATAGCTAATGCAGCTGCGGATTTAGTTGTTAATACACAAGGTGCTGGCTTTAGTTTAGTTTATTCGGGAGACGCTACTACTGGCTGGACATATAGGGAGAAATAATAAATGTCTAATTACGAGGCCACAAAATACGATTTTGATGGAGCTAGCCTTTCAGGTGTTCAAGGAATTGCAACGGCAACTATTATGCCATGGTCTTCTTCGTCAGTACCGTCTGGATTTTTAGAATGTAATGGTGCAAATGTTTCAAGATCAACTTATTCTGATTTATTTGCAGTAATAGGTACAACTTACGGCGCAGGTGATGGTTCAAGCACTTTTGGTCTACCAAATTTACAAGATAACATACCTGTTGGAAAATCTGGTACTAAATCTTTAGCGTCAACTGGTGGAGCAAACACTGTAGCCTCAACTGGAAACGTAGCAGGCTCTACAGCCAATGCAACTTTATCAACAGCGCAACTTGCTTCTCATAATCATGGAGTTACAGGTGCGCGTTTTACTGGAAATAATAACGTTAAAGGAGCTCAAACACAGCAAATTAATGTTAACACACAAAATACAGGATCTGGACAAGGTCATTCACATAACATGTCTGCGACCTTTACAGGAGATGCAACATCTGTTATACAACCTTATTTAACAATAATTTATATTATAAAAACTTAAAGGAGAAAAAATGGCAACTAACGCAAATTGGACAGTAGTATTTGATGATAAAATAATTATTAAAAACTACTCAGAAGGTGCTAATGAAGGTGTAGGGCACAAAATCAACAATGATTCTTTTTGGAACGATTCTAAATGGTCAAATATTTGGGCAATTCAATATGTTTCAGGTAATGAAGATTATAGTGATAGTGTAGAATATAGAGATAATACAGCTCATACTTCATGGACGGCAGCTAACTTAGGAGATTTTAAAACTCAATTTATTGATAAATGGGACGCAGCTCATTTATCTGAATTACAATCTAATTGGGATGAAGATAATGCTGAGAGTGAAACTGAATCTGAAAAAATTACTAGATTAGGTGCAAGACCTACATCTTATTCCTCATAGGAGAATAAATGGCAAATTATGAAGCTACAAGATATGATTACGACGGTGGTAATATCACCGGACTTGTAGGAATTCCAACGGCAACTATTATACCGTGGTCTTCTTCTTCAGTGCCAACAGGTTACTTAGAATGTAATGGTGCGAATGTTTCAAGATCAACTTACGCAACTTTATTTGCAGAAATAGGAACTACTTACGGTGCGGGAGATGGATCAAGTACTTTTGGTTTACCAAATTTACAAGACAACGTAGCACTTGGAAAATCTGGTACTAAAGCTTTAGCATCAACTGGAGGTGCAAACGCAACTGCAAACTCTGGAAATGTTGGTGGATCAACAGCTAATGCAACTTTATCAACAGCGCAACTTGCTTCTCACTCTCATGATGGATTTCAACTTGGTATAGCAGATTCCATGTCTACTCAATATTGGCAAAGATTTAGTCGACAACAAAGATTTCCTTCTACCAATAGCACTGGTTCTGGACAAGGTCACTCTCACAACATGAGTGCTACTTTTACAGGTGATTCAACGTCTGTTGTACAACCTTATTTAACAGTAATTTATATTATAAAAACTTAGGGAGAAATGAACTGTGTCTAATTACGAAGCAACTAAATACGATTTCGACGCCGCAAATCTTACAGGCATTGAATTAATTCCTACTGCAACTATAGTGCCTTGGACTGCTGCTTCTATTCCAACAGGTTTCTTAGAGTGTAATGGTGCGAATGTTTCAAGATCAACTTACGCAACTTTATTTGCAGAAATAGGAACTACTTACGGTTCAGGCGATGGTTCAAGTACTTTTGGTTTACCAGATTTACAAGATAAATGTTGTATTTCAAAATCTGGTACTAAAGCTTTAGGATCAACTGGAGGCGCAAACACTGTAACCGCAACTGGAAATGTTGGTGGTTCTACAGCCAATGCAACATTATCTACGGCTCAACTTGCTTCTCACTCTCATGGAATAGGATCTGGAAGTGGTACACCTGGAGGTGGTAATAACGCTTTAGGATCTGCTCAATCAGGAATAGCTAATACTAATTTACAAAGCACAGGATCTGGACAAGGTCACTCTCACAACATGAGTGCAAACTTTTCTGGTGATGCAACTTCAGTTTTACAACCTTATTTAACATTAATTTATATTATAAAAACGTAATATTAAAATTACCTTAACATCATCCAAGAAGTTAAAATATATTTTTCTCCAGATAAAGGAGGATTACCTCTATGTAGATATGGAAATCCAGCGGGCCAAATAACTATTCTTCCTTTTTTTGGTTTTACTCTTTTTGAAAAATGTAAAAATTCTGTTTCTCCACCCTCTTCAACATCATTTAAGTATATACTAAAAACAAAAGCTCTAGGTTCATTATCAAATCCTTTACCATGTTCAATATGCCAAACGTGATAACCTTCCGTAGGTAAGGTTTTTTGAATTTTTAAAGAAGTAAAATAAAAAGGAACTCCATAAGCATCATCAGCTCCTACATTTTTAACATAATGATTCCAAGCTAAATCAAAATTTAACATTATTGTTTTTAACTCTTCCCACCATACATTCATATTATTTGGTGCTGCAAAGTATTGTTGATCTTGTTTTTGTAAAACAGATGCTTTTTCAAAACCTATTCTATTAATAGTATTATTAAATTTATTTTGATCTTCAAATAATTTAATGGCTTTATCACATTCCTCTGAAAGAATGTAATTATCATAAATTCCTATAAAATTATCTATATTAACTGTTTTATCTTTCATTTAATTTTTTTTTATAGTCAAAATGTTTATGTTGAGAAATATTGAATATTAAACTATATCTGTTTTTTTCTTCTTGAGATGTATCAAATCCATGTAGTATGTGAGGTGGAAATATATAATAATCTCCTGGTTCAGGATTTATTTTTAAATTTAATTCAGGAAGTATTAAATCACATCCTTTTGTTAAATATAAGATTCCATGAAGATCAGGGTGAATATGATAATCTAAACTATCTCCTTTTTTTATTTCATTGCCCCAAGCATTTTCAATAGTATTTTTTTCTAAAAAATGTTCAAATATGTCAGCATGAGTTGTTTGATGTTTATTAATAAGAAAAGTCATAAAATTAATAAAATTAGATTTATTTACAAAATAATTCCAATCCGTCATTCCACCTTTTACGTTTGTATAATTTTCCATTTTTGGATTTAAATTATTTTTTACATCCATCATAAAATTATGAATAAGATCAGGGTAAGGATAATGTCCAAATATAATATTTACTGTTCTTGGATAAGTAATAAATAAAGAATTTTTTTCTTCTGCTAATGGGTTATTTTTATTAAATAAACTAATCATTTTGCGACTTTCATTCTCTGTAAAACTAATATATAAAGCACTATATGCTACAAAAATTAAATTTCAAGCCTGGTTTTAACAAGATGGTCACAGATTCAGGAGCTGAATCTCAATGGGTAGATGGTGATTTTGTTAGATTTAGATATGGATTACCTGAAAAAATAGGTGGTTGGAATCAATTATCTATTGCAGGTGAAACTTTACCTGGAGCAGCACGTGCTCAACACACCTGGACATCTTTAGCTGGTGAAAGATATGCAGCTATTGGAACTTCACAAGGTTTATTTTTATATTACGGAGAACAGTTTTTTGACATTACACCATTAGATACAGCTATTACAGGATGCACATTAACAACTGTTAATGGCTCAAATGTTTTACAAGTTAATAAAGGCTCTCATGGTCTAGAAGTTGGAAGATATGTAACTTTATCTGGCGTAACTGTTACAGGTGCATCAGATTTTACAACAGCAGAATTAGAAAAAGCTTATGAAATTTTAACAGTTGCAACAGTAGATAAATTTACTGTGCAAGCTGTAAGAGCTGAAGGTGGATCAGGTATGACTGCCGCAGGTGCTGCAACTGTTAATCCTTACGTTGAAGTAGGTCCTGTTTTTCAAACCGCAGGTTATGGTTGGAGTACTTCTACATGGAATACTTCTACTTGGGGAACTGAAAGAACTACAAGTTCTGTAATCCTAGATCCAGGAAACTGGAGTCTTGATAACTATGGACAAGTTCTTGTTGCAACAATTAGAGATGGAGAAACTTTTACTTGGAATGCAGGAGCATCAAATGCTAGAACAATTAGAGCGTCTAAATCTACATCAGGTTTTTCAACTTCAGCTAACCCAACTGCATCAAGATTAACTCAAGTATCAGATAGGGATAGACATTTATTTCATTTTGGAACGGAAACAACTATTGGAGATTCTACGACTCAGGATCCAATGTTTATAAGATTTTCAAATCAAGAGGACTTAAATGATTATGCACCAACTGCAGTTAATACTGCAGGTACATTTAGATTAGATAAAGGAAATAGAATTGTTGGAGCAGTATCTGGTAAAGATTATACTTTAGTATTAACCGATAGCTCTGCTTATGTAATTCAATTTGTTGGTCCACCATTTACATTTAGTGTAAGACAAGTTGGTACTAACTGTGGATTGAT